GGGGTCTGCATGTTGTAGGGCGCGGACCCGTCACCGGCGCTGGTGGCCGTGGTGATGGCGTCGTAGTCGCCCTGCCCGACCGCGACGAGGACGGCAGAGCCCTGGTTGGAGCCGGTCCAGGTGATGGTGACGGTCGCGCCACCGGTGGTGGCCTTGAACGGCAGACGCCACACGTAGTGCGCCGACGACGCGTTCGCGATGACCGCGGACGCGGCCGCGGTCCAGGACTCCCCGGACCCCGAGTCGTCGCTGATTGTCGCGGTGTTGCCGTTGCTGGACCGGGACGACTTGACCAGGACGACGCCGTCGGTGGCGCCCTCGAAAGCGGGGATGGTGAGGGTGATGGTGGTGCCGCCGTCGACCTTGCCGAACGAGACGCCAGCGACGTAGGGGCCGGTGTAGGGGTCGGGGGCGATGCCGAAGTCGTGCTCGAACCAGGCGACGGGGATCTGCTCGAGCCCGAACCAGGCCAGCAGGTCGAGGCCGGGGTCGAACCACTGGCCGTAGATGGTGGCGGGGTCGCCGCCGCCGGCGAGGACCTGGAGGGCGGAGAGGGGGCCGCTCGACAGGGGGCGCGTGCCGAGCATGGGCTACCTCACCTCACGCGGAACCAGTCGAGGTCGGCGTACAGGCCGTCGGAGTCGTTGCAGGCGAAGAGGAAGCCGATCTGGTCGATGCTGGACCCGAAGTAGGACGGGTTGTGCGCGGACAGGATCGGGTACCAGGACCGGCCTGAGGTCGAGGCGAGGAAGTCGTAGCTGGTGCCGCTGTTGCGTCGGATGCGCAGGTAGCGGATGAAGTCGGTGTAGACCCGGTCGATGGGCTGGGAGCCGCCGTAGGTGTTGATCGCGGACCAGTAGTTGATCTGGATCTTGGCGAACTGCTCGGCGCCTTCCATGGAGCGGGTGAATGCCAGGTACTCGCCTGTCCCGGAGGCGCGCAGGACCAGGCCTGTGCGGTGCCAGGACCCGACGCGGGCGAAGGCCTGGGCGACGCGGGCGAACGCGGACCAGGACCCCTCGGAGGGCAGGCCGCGGACGAGCATGCGGTGCCGCTCGTTCGCTGATCCGCTGGTGGTTCCGCCGGTGTAGGCGCAGAGGACCTGGGCGCCGCCGTCGCCCTCGGTGTAGGTGGAGTCGCCCTGGTTGACCCAGGACCACCCCGAGGGGAGGGACGAACCGGAGCCGTCGAACTCCTGGTCGTAGGTGAGGGGGTTGCCGTAGCGGCCGTCGAACAGGGCGCGGTCGTCGATGGTGAGGGCGGCGCGGATGCCGGCGCCGGGCTGGGTGAGGAAGACGTCCTTGGTGCCGGCGGAGAACGAGACGGCGGCGCCGGCGTTGCTGGAGGCGAGGACGACGGTGCGGGCGAGGGTGGTGGAGGCGGTGAGCTTGCCGATGCCGACCTCCCACTCGCTGCCGCCGTCGGAGGCGATCGCGTAGTAGCAGACGTCGTCGGTCGCCATGGCTGCGGCGAACGCGCGGTACCCGGCTGGGGCGGTCCCGGACAGGGTGATGTCGCCGGTGCCGGTCGTGGTGGTGGTGTCCTTGACGCGGTCGGCGACGACGAGGGACATCGCGGGCTACCAGCTGTAGACGACGAGGTAGCCGTCGCCGCCGGTGCCGCCTGCGCCACCGAGGCCGGGGTTCATGCCGGCTCCGCCTCCGCCACCGCCACCGCCGCCCTTGCCGCCGTTCCCGCCGGCGCCTCCGGACGTGGACGCCGTCACGGTGGTGCCGCCCCCACCACCGCCACCGCCACCGGTGGTGGTGTTGCCGTCGGTGCCGTTGCCGCCCGCAGTGGGTGCTGCCCCGGACGATCCAACGCTCGCGCCGCCACCGGCCGCGTAGATGCCGGAGCGGCCGCCCGCGCCGCCGGCGACGTTGGCCGGGGTCGAGGAGTGGGAGCCGCCCGCGCCGCCGCCTCCTCCGCCGCGCAGTGACCCGCCGCCGGCGGACCCTGCGACGGCCGTGGCAGCGATGCCGGCGCCTGCGCCGCCGCCCCAGTCCGCGTTGCCGGTGGTCGAGACGGCGACCGTGCCGGTGACGCCCTGCCCGCCAGTGCCGTTCGAGGCTGCGGTCGGGAGGCCCCCGGTGCCGCCGCTCGTGCCGCCCACTCCGCCGGCTCCGCCCGCGCCACCGCCGCCGCCTCCGCCGGTCACGGCCGCTGAGATGGCCCCACCGGCGCCGCCTCCGCCTCCGTAGGCGTTGACGTAGGTGCCGAACGAGGTGACGCCGCCGTTGCCGCCCTGGCCGCCTGCCGCGCCTGCCGCGCCGGGGGCGCCGGGGTTGCCGCCCGCGCCGACGGACACTGCCACGGTGGGCGGCAGGTCGTCGGCGGCGAACGTGCCGCGCGAGTAGCAGCCGCCACCGCCACCGCCGCCGCCCTTGCAGACTGTCGCGGTGGCCAGGGAGCCGCCAGCCCCACCGCCGCCGCCGGCGCCGATCGCCTCGACGACGACCACCTTCGGCGTGAACGCGGTCGGCTTGGTCCAGGTGAAGCTTCCGCTGGTGGGGAACACCTGGACGTCGGGCTGCGACGGGGAGAGCAGGCCGAGGGGGCGGCCGGACGCGTTGAGGATGGTCCAGCCGATGCCCTCGATCCACAGCGCGGTCTCCCCCGCGGCCAGGGCGCCCTTCCACAGGGTTATCGCGTTGGTGCCGTCGTAGTGCTGGACCTCGGCGGTGACTGTGTCGGAAGCATCGTCGTTGCGGATCGAGAGGGTCTTGACGTTGCGCTGCCCCGACGACGGCCCGGCGACCACGGTGGTGGTGGCCAGGGAGGTGATCAGGGTGCCGGTCTCGCCGACGGTGACGGCGCCGGAGACGACGTCGGCCCACGAGGCGTGCACGTCGACGTCGGCAGCGGTGCCGCTGGTGACGAGACGGATGACGCTCGAGGAGTCGGCGAGGATCAGCATCGGTCAGGCACCCGCCGTGCGGTAGCCGGGGGTGGTGTAGCCGAGGCCTGCGCCGCCGGTGAAGTCCTCGGTCGGCTTCGTGTGCAGGATGCCGGGCCACATCTCGGGCTTCCACGCGCCGGCCGACGGGCCCCAGCAGTGGACCTGGCTGGTCCTCACCGACCCGGGCGGGGGCACGAGCCAGAGGGTGTACTTCCCGTTGACGGACTCGAAGTCGCAGCGGTGCAGCTCCCACGAGCCCTCGACCGGCGTGGACACGGTGTTGAGGTCGTGGGCGTTGAGGAACGCGGCCTGGTAGTTGGTGCGGCCCTTGAGGCCGTCCACGCGCAGGATCCGGGGCCCGTTCCAGGTCTGGAGGATGTCGGCGTGGTTGGTGGCCTGCGTGCCCGAGCAGAGGCCGTCCACGTGGACGTTCTCGATCTGCACGGTCGAGGCCGGGGACGCGTTGTCGATGCCCTCGGTGAAGTCGCCGCCGACGGGCCGGAACCGGACGCCCTCGACGTGGACGGTGCCGGCGTTGTTCTTGAGGTAGGCCGCGCGCCGGACCCCGTTCGAGCCGGTGACGTCGACCTGGCCGCCGATGACGACGACGTTGCGGCCGCCCTCGATCACGAGCCCGCCCGGCATGGTGATCGCCCGGTCGGTCGGGAGCTTGAGGATGTAGTCCTTGGCCGGGTCGAGCTTGGGCAGCGCGGACCCGACGTTGACCGTGGTCGGGTTGACCAGCTGCGGGGGTGCCCAGCGCAGCTTGGGGCGGCCGTCGCCGGGCGGGGGCGGCGGGTCGACGGGGGCGGGGTCGACCGGGGGCGGGGTCGGGTTCTCGAGCTCGGCGATGCGGTCGCGCAGCTGCGCGATCGTCGCGTCGCGTGCGGCGACGGAGGCCTCGGCGTCGTCGAGCTGCGCGGACAGGGCCGCGGCTGACGCGTTGAGCGCGGTGATCTCGGCGTCGGCGGCGGCGCCGAGCGCCGCGGCCTGGTCCTGGTAGCCCATCGCCGTCAGCTCGCGCGGAAGAAGCCGGCCGGGTCCCAGCGCAGCTCGATCGGGAGTCCGTCGGGGGTGATCGTCGCGGGGGCGTCGTACTTCGCCAGCGGGAGGATGTTGGCGTCGGTGCCGCCGGTGGTGTCGCTGTCGTAGCAGAGCAGGAACGCGTCGACGGTGTGGGTGGCGTTCGTGGGCGTCCACGACTGGTCGGGCAGGTCGACGTCGTACCGGTTGTTGGTGTCGTCCGGCGCCGGCAGGGCGGCGAGGTCGGCGTCGGTGAGGGTCTTGCGGGACCACCCGGACGCGGCGCGCTCGGTGCACAGCGCGAGGACGGCCGAGAGGGTGTCGGCGTCGCGGAACTGGTCGTCGGTCATCGACCCCTTGAGGATCGGGACGACGATGAACGCCGAGTTGGTGGGGTCGTTGGACTTGACCCGGTTGTAGAACTCGACGATCCGGCCCTTCGCGATGTTCGCAACAACGTCACTCATGGCGGTGCTCCCTGGTGAGGGTGGGGGTGTGGGCCCTGATGGCTCGGGCCGGGCATGGGGACGCCCCGGCCCGGTAACAGCGGGTCGGGGCTGCTGGTGGGGAGGTGGGGATGGCGGGCCCTCAGGGGTGCAAGTGGCCCTGGAGGGCCCGCCGCTGCCCGATCCCATCCCGAGGATCTGCGTCCGGAGACGCGAAAGCGGCTCGGACCGTCATCCAGTCCTCACCGCTACGCGGGAGCGTAACAGGATCGTCCTGACAGACCTGTCAAGCACCCTCCCGTGTGTCGCGGCGCGTGCCGGCGGCGAGGTCCATGAGGTCGCCGAGCCGGTAGAGGTCCTGGCGGGTGCCGTTCTCGACGGTGTGGCCGCGGGCGACGACACGGCCGCGCTCCTTCCACTTCCACACGGTGGCCTCCTTGAGGTTGCCGTCGGCGTAGGTCGCGATCGCGCGGCAGGCCTCGGTCGTGGTGACGAGGTAGTCGCGGGCTGCGTCGAGGAGGAGCCGGCGGCGTTCGGCGACGTCGTGGCGGGTGCCGCAGGTGCGGCAGCGGATGAACGAACAGTCCATGCAGACGTGCTGGTCGACCTCGAGGCGGCCGTCGACGATTCGGCGCTTGGTTAGGTGGCGGTGGTCGACGGCGTAGAGCTCCTCCTGGCAGATGACGGGCTCCCCGGCGGGCTGGCCGAGGCCGCAGCCGCCGGGGATGGTGCAGGGGTTGCCGTGCCCGTCGTGGCAGCCGCAGGGGCACACGTCGGGGCCGGGGCAGCCACCGCCGGCGGCGGGGCGGGTGGTGGAGCAGATGCCGCAGTAGACGAGGGCGTCAGCGGTGTCGATGAGTGCACGGGCGGACCGGACAGCCTTGTGCACGGAACGGATCGCGGTGTGCTGGTCGGGTCGGGCACGCATCCAGGCAAGGGCTGAGAGCAGGAACCGGGCGGCGGCGCGGGAGTCGGACAGCGGCCGGGGTGCGGGAAGAGGGACGTAGGTGACGGGCCGGCGTTCGCCGCGGCGCGGGGGGCCTTCGACGGCGCGGCGCCGGCATGCGGGGTTGTCGCGGAGGACGGCGCCGACGGCGCGGAGCAGCTGGGTGTGGAGGTCGGTGAGGACGTCGACGGCCTCGAGGCGCAGGGGCAGGGGG